GTAGCATAATGAAAAAGTTAGTTTACATAACCTTAATAAGTTTCTTCTGGGCATGTAGCCCAGAGGAGCTTATTTTACCCTACCCTTGTTTAAGTGGTAACTGTGAATCATTTTTTGAAATTGATCCTTTAGTATCACCTGGTGTGTATCAGGATGATAATGGTTATTTTCATATTGAACATCAAGGTTACAATTACTTTACAATTAAAGGTCAATTAGATGAATTGCACCCTGATTATATTGTTAATGGGGTACCATTAGTTGAAACCTTATTTGATTCTGATTATTGGGTATGGATTGACGGTATTACATTTACTGTTCCATTATATAGTGTGTTAGGTTATTTTACTGGGGGTGGATTTGTAAATCCTATACCCATTGGTAATCTAACGTATACTATTGAAGATATGGCTAATAACCACCCACCACTTAATATAGCAGGTTATTCATATAATCCCAATTCTGATATTCAGAGTTTAGGGACTTATAGTAAATATACTTATGAACCCCAACAACAAATATTTTTTGATAATCAGATGGTAGGTGACACAGCTAAAGTTTTTATTAAAACAGCCTTTAATAATGATATTGAAATAGAAAAAGAAATTAAAATTATATTCGAATGAGTCTAGATAAAATTACAGTTAAAAAAGCTAAGCAATTTATCCCATTAAAAGAAAATTATGGGAACACGGATTTAGAACATGCTAGATATTTTACCTTAACCCCCAGTGAAAAGGGAGATGGATGGGAAACAGTAACGTATTATACCGATAAAAAATATGGGTTATATGCGGATAAAGGTGATGGGGATCAATGGGTATATGTTTTATCTAACCCAACCCAACCAGGGTTATTAAAAATAGGTTATACTAAAAAATTACCTGAAGAACGAGCTAAACAAATATCATCAGCAACAGGTGTTGCCCTACCCTATAAAGTAGAATGGGCATACCAATGTTTTAATGGTGAAATGGTAGAAAGAGAAGTACACCATAAATTAAAGGCACAACGTGTTAATAGCAGTAAAGAATTTTTTCAAATTAGTTTGGAAGAGGCAAAAGAAACAATTAACTTAATAGGAAGTAAATTTAAATAATATGACAGACCAAGAAAAATTAGATCTACAAAAAGCAGAATTAATCAATGATTTATTAGCAACATCAACCGTAATGGAAGAATTATGGAATTACCACCCAGAAAATCCAAATAAAAAAGATGTTATTAAAGAATATCAAACCCTTTTAAAAATCCAAAAGGATATTGAAAAAGAACTTAAAGAATTAGGATAATCAAAATGCCTCGGTGGTGGAATTGGTAGACACGCCGGACTTAAAATCCTGTGACCTGAAAGGTCGTGCCGGTTCGATCCCGGCCCGAGGTACATATGTATAACCGATGAAAAAAGGAAGATTGAATAAAGATAGCATATTTAATTTATTTGAGGATAATACCCCACAAGAGGAAGTTATGACTACTAGGAAATCTCTAGATGATTTTATTAAGTCCCCATTTGCTAAAATAGGAATGTTTACTAAATTAATATTAAACCATTTTGTTTTTCATCAAAAACTACAAAAATTTTTAAAAAAAGAAGAACCTTCATATAATTCTGAGTCTACAAGAGAAGCTGCTGATTTTACTATATTTAATAGATCTTGGCACTATATAAAAGATATAAATATTGAAGACCCCGATAGTATTGAAGCTATATTAAATTTTAACCCAAAAATATTTAATAAAGCATTACAAAGTTCTATTATGTATTTTGAGGAATGTGAACAATACGAAAGATGCGCGCATTTAGTGAACATTCAACAAATAGTTAAAAGACTTTAAAAGTAACTAGGATATACAAAATTACCCATGTACCTTGGTATTACAGATTTTGGGAAATAGGGAAGAAAAAGGATTGGAAATAAAGGTAATAATAGGGGTTTAAGGAACATCCTGTTTTAAATATAAATAAGTCATGAGAAATAGAAATTTAGTAAACAAAAAATTAGATAATTTAGAATCAACCCTAATTAATCTCCAGAGAATTGTCAATACACAACAACCAATTGAATCTTATAGGGCAAATATTATTAAAGCCCAAGGATTAGTAAATGATATTAGAGATATGGTAGAATCACAACCCATGTCCCCATCAGAATTAAATCAATATTAAAATAAATTAAGGTTATGAAATTAACAGCAGAACAAATTCAAGCAAATTGGGAAATATTTTTAGATAATATAAACGTTCATATTCCAGGTAATAGGGGAGAACAATTATCTAGTTTTTATAAACGTTACGAAGAACGTGTTATATTAATGCCAGCTGCCCATAAAAAAGAATACCATTCAGCATTTCCTGGAGGGTATGTTGATCATGTAAATAGAGTAGTTAGATGTGCTTTAAAACAATATGATCTTTGGGAATCTGAAGGTTGTGATATGACAACATTTACTAAGGAAGAATTAGTATTTTCTGCTATTAATCATGATTTAGGTAAAATGGGTGATAAAGATCATGAAGCTTACATCCCCCAGACTGATCAATGGAGAAAAGATAAATTAGGTGAAGATTATATGTTTAATAAAAAATTAGCATTTTGTTCTGTCCCAGATCGTGGGTTATTTTTACTTCAACAACATGACATTTCTTATACATTTAACGAAATGGTAGCCATTCAGACTCATGATGGTTTATATGATGCTGCTAATGAAAAATATTTAAAAGCATTTATGCCAGAACAAAAACCACGTACATCTTTACCTTATATTCTCCACCAGGCAGATATGATGGCAGCGCGTATTGAATTTGAAATTGAATGGTTACCAAAGTTTTCTCAAGATAGTGTGGAGCCGCCAAAGAAAAATTATACATTAAAGTCCAAGACAACTGCTAAATCCAAAGCACTTAACACTATGGCAAGTCCCGGATTAAAAAGCATGTTAGATAGTTTATGATATTAGAAATAATAATTGGGGTTTTAGGGGTTTTAGTCGTTATCTTAGGATACACGACTTTTAACCTTTTAAGAAAAAATGAAAAAGCAGAGGATATTATAATTTCCCAATCCCAATATATAAACCAATTTCAATCCCAATTAGAAATTTCTCAAAAAAAATTAAGTGAAATTGACGAGAAAGGTACATTTGAAGGGGATGATGAGATAGGTTGGTTTTTTAATGAAGTAAAACAATTACAAAATAACCTTTCTAGGTTTAAAACCAATCAATAATGGCCCCAAAGAAACGAAGAAAAAAGAGTAAAAATTATTTTACTCAAGAGACAGAGGACTATATTGTTAAATATAACCAATTAGATTCTATAGAAAATGAAGAATTAAGAAGTAGGATATATGAAACACATATACATTATCCCTTTTTTAAACTTACTCAAAATATAATTCATACTTTTAAATTTTACCATACAGAAGTAGAAAATTTAGAACATTTACAACATGAAATAATTACTTTTTTATTATCTAAAATACATTTATTTGACCCAACTAGAGGAGCAAAGGCATATTCGTATTTTGGAACTATAGTTAAACGTTGGTTAATCTTATATAATACCAAAAATTATAATAAAAAAATAAAAAAAGTAGATGTTGATATTTTAACAGGTGAAAACTCTACTCACACTTATAATATGGGTGAAAACCCTATTAAAAGTGATCTAGATAAATACTTAGATATATATGTTGATCATGTCTCAGAAAACATTTATGAATTATTTCCTAAAAAAAATGATGCCCAAATTGCAGACGCAATTTTAGAATTATTTCGTAAAAGAGAGGATTTAGATGTTTTTAATAAAAAAGCACTTTATATTTATATTCGTGAAATAGTAGATGTAAAAACTCCTAAAATTACTAAAATAGCTAGTAAACTTCACGATATATTTAAATCACAATATATTTTCTACTTAGAAAACGGATATACTAGATTCTAAACCCCCTTTATATCCATATTTATAATCAAAAATATTATGGGATCACTAGACAATGTAGTATTCGGAAAGAAAAAATTCTCGGATATTCTTAATGAAATTTACGATAACCAAAAGAAAAAATCAACCCAAATATCAGGTTTAATATCTGAATTAAAACCCCTTATAAATGATATAGGTGATGCAACTTTAATTGTACCCCTTATAAAAGAATATATGGATATTGGCGTTCGTAACGATGAACAATTAATTAAAATGGCTACTATAGTACAACGTGCGCTTAATAATAGTTCTAATGAAGACTCACTGGGTATAACAGATGAAGAAAAAGCAGAATTAATGGTTGAATTGGATAAACTTAATGAAAATTTTAATAGTACTAAAGAATAATGGTTAAAACTGGCATAGGATTTTTTAGTGGAGTATTTAATACACTCTCAGATTTAGGAGGGATGAATTCAAATTCATCTTTAGAAGTAATATCTGCAAGGGTAACAGATATTATATTAGATGAACAACACCCCAATTTTAAAAAATTAGGAGGATGGACTAGTATAGGAACAATTTTTTTTGAAAAAGTAAATAATACTGCTAAATCCTCAGAAAATTTATTTGCAAGGCCTTTTTTCCCCCAATTGAAAACCCCACCTTTATGTAATGAAATTGTATTATTATTCCAACTCCCTGATAAAAATATAGGTAAGAATGATACTTCTACTATATATTATTATCTTAACCCAATATCTATTTGGAATAATCCCCACCATAATGCCTATCCTAATTCTTATAGTAATTATAATGAAACACCCAAAAAAGATTATCAATTTATTCAAGCGGGTATACCTTTTAAAAGTAAACAAGTATCTAAGGGATTAGATTTAAATGGTCCTAACAGTACCGGGGGAGATTTTATAGAAAAATCTAATATAAACCCATTAATGCCTTTTAGTGGGGATAATATTTTAGAAAGTAGGTTTGGTAGTTCTATTAGACTAGGTAGTACCATTAATTCTAATTCTTTATTTAGAAATGAGTGGTCAGAGTATGGAAAGGTAGGTGAACCCATTACTATATTTCGAAATGGTCAATCTCAAAACCAAAGTGATACAGGGTTTATCCCAGCAGTTGAAAAAATAAATGAAGATTTATCTTCAATTTATATGACATCAACACAAAATATACCCATATCAGCATCAAGTTTAAATTTTACTTCTATAAGTAAAAAACAAACCCCTGACTATCCTGG